GGCCAATCCTCTAGCTGCTATTGAGTTCCAGATTACACCTAGGGACGAGATTAGGGTTTGGCGGGAACACTACGAGTCCAGGCTAACGCTAGAAGAGCATATTAATCGTATAGAGAATAGAGAACAGCCAGAAGGTTATCACCTTGACATCGCGTTTGGTGATTGTGCTGACCCTGAAGGTGTAGAATACATCTCGCAACACTTGGTTGGTTGTTGGGCTGAGAATGAAGCAAAGTCTAATTGGCGTGCTGGTATTGATTTAATGAAGCAGTTTATGCGGACACCTTCACATGGAGAAGTCAAGTTCTTTGTTGACCCTGGTTGTGCCAATACGATTAGAGAACTTAATAACTACAGAACCAAAGAAGAAACAGAAGGCAAAAAGGAAAACACGGCGGCTGGGGTCGCTGAACGTATTGACGATCACGCTCTGGACGCTTTGCGTTATGGCCTAATGCACATCTATGAGCTTGGTGCATCACAAAGCTTGGATTCTGTAGAGAGTGCGAATCGTCCTAGTTCTCCATTACGTGCAGTAGAGAATGGAGATTCACTAATAACGGCTAATGGTTACTTTACTAAAGACACCTCAATCACTCAGGGAGGTAGCTTCTAGCGTTCGACCCCCTTCCCCTGTGGGCCATACGGCGGGGCCGCAAAACTCTATTATAGGTTTTTGGGCGGGACGGCACATGTAGTCTTTTTGCCGAATAAGCCTTTATTGTAGGTTGACTTCGGCTCTTTTACGTGATATACGGGGGTTTAGGAGGTGCAGTATGCCAGTGCAGAAATGTAAGAAGAATGGTAAGAGCGGTCACAAGTACGGAAGTTCTGGCAAGTGCTACACAGGTAGTGACAGCAAGAAGAAAGCAGCTAAACAGGGCCGTGCTATAAAGGCCCGGAAGAATAGCCGTTAATGACTGATATACTTGACTCCAAAGGTTACCCTACTAGCAGTGCTAGTGCTAATGGTGCTGACCTTAATAAGTTGATGGGAACTTACAACTTGGTTGATGTTGACCAGGAGAAGGGAACTGTAGTCCTTGCAGATAGACATACTGAGGACAGTACTCCGCCCAGCCCTATTGACCGTGAGTTGGTGAGTTCTCCTCCTAGTGCTTTTGCTACTAGGGAGTACAACCCTACTTTAGAGGGTACTCAGGGCATTAACAAGTACATTGAAATGAAGAATGATGCAATGATTCGTACATCGTTGCGAATCATGAAGACTCCTGTGCTAGCTGCTCGTTGGTTCATGAAGCCTGCTTCTCAAGAAGATGAAGATGTTGAGATTGCTGGCTTTATTTGGAATGCTCTTACACAGTATATGATGTACACTTGGCAGGCGTTCATTTTGGAAGCCCTGCTTATGCTTGACTATGGTTACATGGCTTTTGAACCTGTTTATGACATTAAGACTGTGGATAACCAGCCAAGGATTGTTTGGAAAAAGCTAGCTCCTTTGCACCCTGCTGAAATTAACGAGATAGTGTATGATAATGAGTTTGAAGGGATTAGGTTCGGTCCTGAGAACGTGTTTGTGCCTGAGAATAAACTACTTACGTTTACCTTTGATGGTGAGGCGGGCAATGTAGAGGGCAAGTCCATTCTTCGTAGCGCTTATAAGCACTGGTATTTCAGGGAGAACCTTTATAAGATTGACGCTATCCAGAAAGAGCGTCATGGTGTGGGCGTTCCTGTAATTAAGTTGCCTCCAGGGTTTGATAAGGATAAAGACGTTAAGTTGGCCAAGCAGATTGGTGAGAATCTGCGTTCTAACGAACAGGCTCACGTCGTTACTCCCCCTGGCTGGGAGATTTACTTTGCTGAACTCCACGGCCGGCAGGTTGACTCCTTGGAGAGTGCTGAGCATCACGGTCGGATGATTTATGAGAATGTCCTTGGCTCTTTCATGACTACATCTAGGGATCGTACGGGGGGCGAGATACAGCAGCAAGAAGAGATGTTCATTAGGGCTACTCGCTTCGTGGCTGACATTATTCGTGATGTAATAAACAAGTACGCGATCCCCCGTCTTGTTCAGTGGAACTTCGGGGCTGATAGGTATCCTGAACTTCATGTTCGTCGGCTTGGCGATACTACTGATTGGCGCACCATTTCCTTCGCTATGCGTAACTTTAGCGGTATGGGCGCGTTGATCCCCGACGAACGCCTTGAACAGTGGGTTAGAGAAGAACTCGATCTTCCAGACCGAGAGCATGAGACTGCTAGGGAGGTATCCAGCCCTCAGAAGGCAGTTACACAACCTAAACAATCCACGGCGCCTGCACAGGACACAAGCAGTGGTCCTTACGGCTCTGACGGCAGTGGTGGTAAATAGATGGAAATTTTTCTAGAGGAAAATCACCTTGGCGACTTTACTTGCGACCCTATCGAGGTTGGTCTAGACGAGGGTCAGACCTCTATTTGGGTTCATGCTATGCGACCCGGCAAGTATAAGCATGCAGTCTATGGGACTCTTAATTTAGACAAGAACCGTCTTACAGAGTTCGCTGGTTCTGTGAATCGTAAGGTTAGGGGTATCACTCCTAACGTTAATTACGATCACATGAAGTACAGTGGTAAGGCTGCTGGCTGGATCAATCAGGCTTCTGTTGATAATGATGGTTTGTGGTTGAATGTTGACCTTACGGAGGATGCTGCTAGTAGTGTTCGTAAGGGCGAATATAAGTATTTCAGTCCTGAGTTTTCAGACGTTTGGCAAGACCCGCAAACGGGGAAAAAGTTCAAGAACGTTCTGGCCGGTGGAGCACTGACTAACAGACCGTTCTTGAAAGATTTAATGCCTATTAAGCTCGATGAGGAGAGCAATATGGACAAGATTTTGGAGGCTCTTCGTGAGCACCTTAATCTTAACGAGGATGCTGACGAAGACGCCGTTCAGAAGGCTCTCACTGAGCACTTCTCTGGGCAGGGTGCCCAGAGTGTTAATCTCAGTGAGGCCAGTGTTGACAAGCAAGATGGTAAGGCTGTTGTTACCCACAGTGGAGCTGAAGGTCAGCTAGAGATTACTCTAGAAGACGAGGAAGACCCTCTGGCTAAGCTTCGTGAGGTTGATCCTACCCTTGCTCAGAAGATGGAGGATCAAGATCAGCAGATCAAGAACTTGCAGGCCGCCAACAAGATGACTGAGGTCCATAATCAGCTTGATGAAATTGGCGGCTCTGAGAAGTCTCTTGCTCCCGCTGTGGTCAATGAACTTAAGCCTGTGCTTGTGAAGCTTTCTGACGACAGTCGTAAGACTATCTTGTCGTCTATTGAGAACATCGTCAAGGACGGTGTTGTCGATCTTTCACAGCACAGTAAGGGTGGTGGGCCCTCTGGCGGTAGCACTGACCCTGTCAAGAAGCTAAATGACGAGGCAGAGCGCATCTCCAAGGAGCGTAGCATTTCCTATGGGGATGCAGTTACTGCTCTTGCTGAGGAACAGCCTGCCTTGTTTAACGAGTATATGAATTCTCCTGCTGAGGAGGAAGCCTAATGTCAGGTCCTAATTCTGTTCTGGATAAGGGCTTCCTGGCCAATTCTGAAATCAGGCAGTACAAGTTCGTAAAGCTTGATTTCACAAACAGCAACCCTCAGGAGGTTGTCGTTTGTGACACCGCTGGAGAACGTGGTGTCGGGGTTGTTCAGGATCAGGCTCTTGCCGAAGATAACGATGTTGGCGAGCGTGTTGTGAATGTCCGGGTGATGGGCATTACTTTCGCTAAGGCTGCTGACGGTACTATTGCACAGAATGACCGGGTTGCTACTAATGCTAGCGGTGAAATTGCTACTGCTGGTACAGGAGACGTTCCTCTGGGTCTTGCGATGAATAATTCCAGTAATGCTGGTGACTTGGTTGAGGTTCTTCTCACTCCGGGTCTGCCTTCGGCCTAGAATAAGGAGTAAATGAATATGTACGATCCTCGGGGTGGGTCAGGCTCCCACCATGACCAAATCCTATCTAATATTAGCGTAGGATGGTTCAATCAGGTCGAGGATGCTGCTGCAGCGCTTTTCCCGAAGTTGCCTGTTCAGCACCAAACTGATAAGTATTATGTCTTCGATCGTAGCGTCTGGAAACAGCCTAGCGGCGGGGATTACCGTGCGCCTGGCACTGAGGCTAACGAAACCCCTGGCCGTCAGATTTCAGACGACAATTACTATTGCCAGGAGCACGCTCTTCAGCATCCTGTTACTCCAGAGGAGCGTGCTAATGCTACTGCTCCTATTCGTCCGTATCAGGAAGCTACAGAGGACCTGACGGGGAAGATTAACCGTGGCCGTCAGCTGGCGGCTGCTTCGATTGCAACGAATGCAAACAACTATCCCGCTGACCATGTTGAGGCTCTTGCTTCTGGTGAAAAGTGGGATGACAGTAGCAGTGATCCAGTAACTCAGATGCGCGACATGTTCCGTACGTTCCACCTTGCTATGGGCGTGCTTCCTAACACGGCTGTTATCCCGTGGCGTATTATGAGCTACCTTGAGGATCACGCTGAGTTCCGTAATCGTGTTCAGCACGTTCAGGCTGAAATTCCCAGCAGGTTCCTTGCTAGCCAGTTCCTGGAAGTTAATAACGTGGTTGTGCCGGGTGGCCGCTACGATAGTGCTCGTTACGGTCAGGAGCCGGACATTGGCTACCTCTGGGGTAACAATGTTGTGTTTGCTTACGTTCCTGAACGTCCTGCTCTCCGTACTCCCTCGTTTGGGTATGAGTTTGTTTGGCCTCTCTATGGTGTAGATAACTACGTTGATCGTTGGTGGAATAATGAGCGTAAGACCAATCTTGTGCGTGTTGGTAGGTCTTACGACTTGAAGTTGGTTGCCAAGGAACCCACTTACGACGCAAATGGAGAGCTTCAGACTGGAACTCAGTCTATTGCCGGGTTCCTGTTCCAGGACGTCATCGCCGACGATACAGGACTCTAACCAATGGCTGAAGCGTCAACTTCCGGCGGCCAGGCCGGAGGCCAGGCCGGTGCACAGACAGAAAGTAAGGGTAAGAAGTACGCTACCCGACGTGTTCGTTACGATGGCAAGCTTTACTATCCTGGGTCTGAGATCGAGTTTAAGTCTGACCGGTTTACTAGTCAGCAAAACACTGAGATCCGAAAGGCACTTGAGAAGGCTGGGGCTGTTAAGTAATGAATCTTACTAGTGAAGACATTATGCAGTTCTTGCCTAAGGGCAAGTTTACAGTTGCTAATGTCGATTCTTACAGAAGTAATGAACTTGAAGCTACTCATGAAGCTTATGTCTTGTCTAGGCTTAGCCCTCATTATGACATTTCTACTTGGGACACTAATCCTCCTACACTTGTAAAATCTGTTGTTTCTATGATGGTTGCAGCTCAGATGTACATGTCTAACTGGGCCGATAGTGATACTGATCTTCCTGCATACGGTGAGAATCTTATGATGCAGGCTAAGAACATTCTTGATGGTATGGTTAATGGAAGCATTAACATTGATGATACTGAACGTGAGACTGCTGGGTTTGTCAAGGACATTGGTGATCCTGTCTTTGAAATCGGAGAGAGGTTCTAATGTCTAGTCAGTTTGCTGAGTTTAGTTCTGAAGGGCTTAACGTTGCTGTTGAACGTGTCGACGCATTGGGAGTCAGATTTAGTAAGGAGTTTCCTCTACGGGGCATCATACAAGATGTTGTCTCCCCTACTATGCGTCGTAGGTTTGAGTCTTTAAATCAAAGCAAAACAGATGAAGGTGGTGCTTGGGTTCCTAATACTCCTGTTACTCAACTTATTAGGCAGAAGCAGGGT